GTAGAAACATCTCCTGAAGAAGAAGATGGAAGTCTTATCATTAGTTTTGAAGAAGAAGTTACAGGTCTTGAATCAGGATTTGGAGAAAACTTAGCCGAACTAATAGATGATTCAGAATTAGATATGCTAGGTTCAGAACTTCATGGTTTGTTTCAAGCAGATAAAGAATCAAGATCAGATTGGGAAAACACTTACGTTACAGGTTTAGATCAATTAGGTTTAACAATAGATGAAAGAACTGAACCCTGGCCAGGGGCTTGTGGTGTTTTTCATCCTCTCCTTTCTGAAGCAGTTATTAAATTTCAATCTCAAGCAATATCAGAAATATTTCCTGCTGATGGTCCTGTTAGAACTAAAATAGTAGGAGTCATTGACGAAGAAAAAGAAAAACAATCACGCAGAATTGAAGAATATATGAATTATCTTTTAACAGAAAAGATGGTCGAGTATAGAACTGAAACAGAAAAATTATTGTTCTCATTACCTTTGGCAGGATCAGCTTTTAGAAAAGTTTACTTTGATCCGAATATGAATAGACCATGCTCTATCTTTGTACCTGCTGAAGATTTTGTAGTTAGTTATGGTGCAAGTGATTTATTAACTTGTGAGCGTGCTACTCATGTAATGAAGAAAACAGAAAACGAAATAAAAAAATTAATGTACTCAGGATTTTTTAGAGATTGTGATTTACCTTCTCCCTCTCCTGATATTAGTGAGATAACTGATAAGTATAATAAACTTACAGGAGAAAGTGATACTAGTTACGATAACGATAATCGTTATACACTTCTAGAAATGCAAGTTAATCTTGATCTTGTGGGTTTTGAAGATATGGAAAACGGAGAAGAAACAGGTATTGCTCTTCCGTATATTGTAACCATGGATAAATCTAGTAGAAAAATTCTTTCAATAAAAAGAAACTACGAAGAAGACGATCCTACAAAAGAAAGAAGACAACACTTTGTACATTATCAATATTTACCAGGTATTGGTTTTTATGGATTTGGATTAATTCATATGATTGGTGGTCTTAGTAGATCAGCAACTTCTTTACTGCGTCAGTTAATTGATGCAGGCACATTATCAAATTTACCAGGTGGATTAAAGACAAGAGGTCTAAGAATAAAAGGTGATGATACACCTATTATGCCAGGTGAGTTTAGAGATGTGGATGTACCAGGTGGTTCTATAGGAGAGAACATACAGTTCCTTCCTTACAAAGAACCAAGTGCAACACTCTATTCTCTTTTAACAACAATAGTTGATGAAGGTAGAAGATTTGCAAGTCTAGGTGATTTAAAAATTGCAGACATGAATAATGAAGCACCTGTTGGAACTACGCTTGCCCTTATGGAAAGACAAATGAAAGTAATGAGTGCAATTCAAGCAAGACTTCATTCATCTATGCACAAAGAATTTAATATACTTAGTGATATTATTGCTAAGTTTACTTCCCCTAGTTATCCTTATTCAGAAAAACCTGATGAGTTTGTTAAGGCAAAAGACTTTGATGGAAGAGTTGATGTAATTCCTGTAAGTAATCCAAACGCCGCAACAATGTCTCAAAGAATTATGCAGTATCAAGCCGCACTTCAGTTAGCACAACAGTCACCTGAGATGTATGATATGCCTGAATTACATAGACAAATGTTAGAAGTCTTAGGAATTGATAATGTAGATAAAGTTATTCCTAACAAGGATGATATTAAACCTACTGATCCTGTTGGAGAAAACATGGACTTAGTAAATATCAAGCCTGTAAAAGCCTTTGAATATCAAGATCATGAAGCTCATATTGCTGTACATATGGCAGGAATGCAAGACCCTGAAATTCAAATGCTTATTGGTCAAAGTCCTTCAGCAGATACCATAGCAATGGCTACCGAAGCACACATTAGAGAGCATTTAGCTTTTCAATACAGGAAAGAAATTGAAGCAGAGATGGGTACACCACTACCTCCTATTGGAGAACCTCTTCCATCTGATGTTGAAAAAAGATTATCAGAACTTGTTTCTAAAGCTGCTGAGAAAATGTCTCTTCGTAAACAACAAGAGGCTCAACAAGCTGAAGCAATGGCTCAAGCAGAAGACCCAATTGTACAACAAAGAACTAGAGAGCTTGATATCAAAGAAGCTGATATTATGCGTAAAGCAAAAGCAGATGAAAACAAAGCTCAACTTAATAGCGACAAATTAAAAGCAGACGTTATGAAGGAAATGATGAAAGTTAAATCTAAAGAAAAATTAACAGGAACAGAATTAGGTGTTCGTATTGGTGAAGCACTTCTTGAAGCATCTATTAAAGATGGTGATGCTGATGAAAAAGGATTTGCTGAAGGAATTAAACTGGCAATAGAAATTCAAAAAACAATCGAAGAATCTGAATCTAAATCAAAATTATAATGGCAAGGAAAGCATCTAAACCAATAAGAAAAACTACAAAAGGCAAAGGAGCTAATTACAGACCTACGAAGTCTGGTGCAGGAATGACTGAGAAAGGAGTAAAGGCTTATCGTAAAGCTAACCCTGGTTCTAAGTTAAAGACTGCTGTCACTGGTAAGGTAAAAAAAGGTAGTAAAGCAGCGAAGAGAAGAAAGTCTTATTGTGCTAGATCAGCAGGACAATTAAAAAATAGTTCAGCTAAAACTAGGAATGATCCTAACTCTAGGATTAGACAAGCAAGAAGAAGATGGAAATGTTAATATTAATCAACCGAAAGGAAATAATACTATGAAAAAAGCTAAAGGAAAGACTCGTATGATGGGTGGCGGTAAAGCTAAGAAATCATATGCAAGAGGTGGCGTAACCAAAATGAAAGCTGGTAAAGCCGTCAAAGGTAAAAAAAGAGGCGGAAAAAGATAAATAAACATAGGGAGGTTTTATGTCTTATTTAATATCTAATATTCCATACTTTAAAGTATGGGTAAGAAAAGAATTTACGGCTGGTCACGAAAAATATCATGGAGAATTTATTCATGGTTTAGCTGTAGCTGTAAATTGCATTCCTGACAGATCATTATCATTTCAAGTTATATTTACAGGTTGTGAAGATGACGATAATGAATCAAATGTACATGGAGGTGCTATGTGGGCTCGCATGCCCATACAAGGAATGATGGCAGATATTCCTGTGGAAGACTGGCCAGAAAGAATGGAAAATCATTTATGTCAACCATGGGATTGTATGTCTCATCATCACTCAGTTATATCAATAGATAGAGCATCATCATCGCCTTGGTATGCAAAAATAGATGGTGAATTCTATATGGCTAAGTATATATTTACTGTTGATTATACAGAGCATGATATTGCAGATAGTCCTGATCAACATAAGCAAAGTCATTTATTGTATCTAACTGAAGGTCAATGGAAAGGAAACTTAGTTGCTCTTCCAAACAATAGAGTAAGGGTAACAAATCCTGCACTATGGTTAACAGGAAGTGGTGCACCTGACTTTATGCCTAGTCAAGAAATACACAGTAGTGAAGAACATGAAAGTTATACCGATCCTAATATAACCTTTAACAATTTATACAAATAGTGTAATATCAAAAAATGGCTACAAAGAAAAAGACAACAAAGAAAACTAAATCTCGTGTCAACGAAGCAGGTAATTATACTAAACCTAGTATGAGAAAAAGATTGTTTAGTAAAATAAAAGCAGGAACTAAAGGTGGTAAAGCAGGTCAGTGGTCTGCTAGAAAAGCACAACTATTAGCTTCCGAGTATAAAAAATCAGGTGGTGGCTATAAGTAATGGCACTAAAGAAATCCCAAAAGTCTTTAAAAAAATGGACTAAGCAAAAGTGGAAAACTAAAAGTGGTAAACCTTCTGCTAAAACAGGAGAAAGGTATTTACCTGAAAATGCTATTAAGTCTTTATCCTCAAAAGAATACGCATCAACTACTAGAAAAAAAAGAGCAGATACAAAAAAAGGTAAACAATTTTCTAAGCAACCAAAAAAAATTGCAAGGAAAGTTAAAAGCTATAGGTAAATATTCCGTAGAGAATATTTAAATAGTTCTTGTAATATTGATTTTATAGGTTTAATAATTATATTATAATAAACGAAGGTTTAAAATGAAATTTATATTACTAACAGTTGCAAGTTTATTTTTAGTTACAGGATGTGCTAGTTCAAACATATCTTTAACTGCTAATATTCCTGAGTCTCAAGAAATTGATATTCGCATAACAACTGAAAATAAAAATTCTGACTAGTTAATATCTGAGGGAGACAGATGGCAGAAACACAATTTAGTCTTTTGAGAAAAAAGATTCAATCAGAAAGAAATCAAATTGAAGAACGCATTGTCGAAGGAAGTGCTAAAGATTATTCTGAGTATTTACATTTAACAGGTATTATAAAAGGTCTGTCTGTAGCGGATAGAGAAATTTCCGATATGGAAGCTAGGTTTATGGAGGAATAAATGAAAGTAACCGACAATAGAGTTTCAAAGAAAAAAGAAGAAGATGAAATAAACGAAGGCTTCATAAGCAACGAAATGCATGAAACTATAAAAAATAAAGCAGAAATTGCTAAAGAAGCATTACTTAAAAAATCAGAAGAAGCTACAGCTTCTCAATTACCTGAACCGAAAGGTTACAGAATTCTCATTGCACTACCTGATGTTTCTTCAAAAACACAAGGTGGTATATACAAGCCTGATGACATGATGCACTCGGAAGAGATAGCCACTGTTGTTGGATTTGTTATGAAAATGGGTGCAGAATGCTACGATGATAAAAAGAAATTTTCGTCAGGTGCGTGGTGTCAAGAGGGAGATTGGGTTGTTTTCCGTGCTTTTACAGGAACAAGATTAAAAATACATGGAAAAGAATTCAGAA